GACAAAATATGAAAATGTCAGAAAAACTGTACCACAGATACGAATATCTGGCAAAGAGATATGCAAGCAAAATATTTTCATATGAGCAGCTATCTTTTGAATATGAAGATTTGGTACAAGAGTTCAGATTGAAAATTTGGACTTCTATAAAATCATACGGTAAAAGATGGGCCAAGTATCGTAGAAACGAAGCGAGCAAACCAGTGCCTATAAAATATTATTTGGAAGCCGCATGTTCTAATAAGATGCGTGATTTCATGAAATACATAAGTAGAGAAAACTACAAAGTAAGTATCGATGAAATTAATTACGATTTTGGTATTGAAGATGATTCCAAGATAATACCAGAAAAGAATAAATTTATTGTTAATGGTGTAGATTTATTAGAAGGATTAACAGGCAAAGAAAAGATAATTTTTTCACTTTTCTTGCGAGGTTACAATAAATCTTTTCTTAACAAAGTTTATTGTAACAACGACAAAGAAAAGAAAGCGAGAAAAGAAATACTGAATACTGGCGATGAGCCTTTTGGAGTAGCAGATATAATAGAATTACAAAAAAGTTATCTCATCCAAAAATACGGTAATGAGCTAATGCAACAAAGAAGGGTATTTTCCAGTTACAGTTTAGAAGATGAATAACAAAATAGTAATATAAAATAGTTTTTAACAATTTAATCGTAAACAAAATGGCAACAAAATTGAATGCAGCTGCTGCAAAAAGAGTAAAAGCGTTGAACATCACCGCTAAGACCGAAGAAGAAGCACGTGAAAAACTTCTTGAAATTTTGGTTGAAAATGGAATTGAAGGAATGGAAGATGAAGAGCTTGATACTCTTCTGGACATTGCTGAATCATTTGTAGATGAAGATTCATCGGACGATGATAACGAATCATCTGAAGAAGATGAAAATGACGAGCTTGCTCAGGAAGTAGAAGAAGAGGAGGAAGCTCCGAAGAAATCTGCTAAGAAACCTGCAAAAAAGGTGGAAGAGCCTGAAGAGGAAGAAGATGAAGAGGAAGAAGATGAAGAGGAGCAAGAAGATGAGGACGAAGAAGAAGGCGATGAGTTTGCTGACATGGACAGAACTGCTTTGAAAGCCTACATCAAGGACAATGAACTTGAAATCACCGTTAAGAAATCAATGTCTGACGATGATATTCGTGAAGCTATTCGTGCTGAGGTTGGGGAAACAAAACCTGCTCCTGCTAAAACTAAATCTACAAAATCAGCTGAAAAACCTGCCGCAGCTAAGAAGGAAGAAAAGAAACCTGCTGCTAAAACAGAAAAGAAAGCTGATAAAAAAGAAGCAAAACCAGCTGCCGGCAAACGTGGTGCTAAACTTGACCCTAAAAACAATGAAGATGACCGTGAGGTTTTCGATGCATTGAAAGAACTCTTCCCAGAAGATGAATATGTTTACGCTTGGGTGGCAAGTGCTGGCGTTACCATTAAGCATAAGGGGAAAAATTCTCAGCGTTCTATGGTTCTTATTGAGAACTGTTCAAAACAGGCTGATGGTTCTATCAAGTGTAATTTGTACCTTCTTACATTCACAAAACAAACAGAAGTTTTGGATGAAGCTGGAGTTGATTATGAAAAATGCTGGAGTGGTGCTCCGCTTATTAAAGGAATTACCCTTGACGAAGCTGTTGAAATCATCACTGGCTTGATGGAGCAAATTACTGCTACTGTTAAGAAGATTGACAAAAAGTTGGGTGACAACCGTAAAAAAATGGAAGAAAACCTGGACAAAAAGTCTCCTAAAGCAAAGAAGGCTACTGCTAAGGTAGAAGAGCCTGAAGAGGAAGAAGATGAAGAGGAGGAAGAAGCACCGAAGGCAAAAAAGACAGCTAAAGCTCCTGCTAAGAAAGCAGCTAAGGTTGAAGACGATGAGGAGGAAGATGACGAAGAGGAAGAAGCTCCAAAACCTAAGAAAGCTGCCGCACCTGCTAAGAAAACTACCAAGAAAAAGTAATTATTTTGATAATTAGTTAAAAGAAAAGAGAGCGTGAGAACGTTCTCTTTTTTTTTTATTATACAAAGTTATTAACATAGTTAGATAAAGGTAAGTAAATAACTTATAAACAATAAATAATATGAACAGTAACATTGACATGAACAAAGTGTTCATCCCAGATGCTGGAGTGGTTAGAGTAGATACATTTTCTGATATGTATCCTTTGGTAAATTATTACATTTTTACTCAGAAGGAGTATGAAGAAAGTCGTGACGGTAAAGTTAAAGAGGTGCTTGATATGAAGACAACTCTTTTGAATCCTTATCGTAGATGTGTAGGAGGTTGTGAAAGAGATATCAATATATTTTTCCTTTTAGCAGAAGCAATGTGGATTGCTTTAGGAAGAAAAGATGTTGCTTTTTTGACATTGTTTAATAAAAAGATGTCCGATTTTTCTGATGACGGAAAAACATTTCATGCTCCGTATGGCTACCGTTTGAGACATTTCGGAATAAGAACTGAAGATTCATTCGTTGATGATAATTTGAACGCTTCTAAGGGATATGACCAAGTAATCGATGCTATTAAAATCTTCACGGAAAATCCTAACAGCAGACAAGTTGTTATGTCTATTTGGAATCCAAATTTTGATTTAGGATATAAAACCAAAGATATTCCTTGTAACGACATGGTTATGTTGAAGATAAGAAACGGCAAATTAATAACTACTATTCAAAACCGAAGTAATGATTTACACTGGGGTTTACCGACAAATATATTCCAATTCAGTTTCTTGACTGAACTTATGGCTGGAGTGTTAGGAGTAGAACTTGGCACTCAAACTCATAATTCTCAAAGTCTTCATATTTACGAGTGGAACGACATTGCAAGTAAAATGAGTGAAACTTTTGCTAAAAAGAGAAAGGGTGAGGATGGAATTATTCTGAGCATGTATGATGAAGCCGAAGCTCAAGAAAGGAGAATGGATTTCAACTTCAGTCACGAAATTCCTGCTAATCGTTTTAGAGAGATTGAATACAATTTATCTATCGTGTTAAATAATCTTCAGAGGATAGCCGAAGGAGAAAAGCCGAATTCAGACGAAATACAGCAGTTAGCAAACTTTTCTAAGTATCTGTTTAACTCTTATCATCTTCTTAGAATATACTTAGAATACAAGCATAAAATGACTTTCTTAAAGACGGTTGAAGAAAAAGATTTAGCAAGACATACTGCTATTTCTGAAATCGAGGTTTTGGAAGCAAACATGTTTGATGACGAAGAAAGAGGAGGTGATGGTTTTAATTGGGATATTTCTATGTTAGCAAAAAACTTTTTTGCTTCAAGGTTATCTGTTAAAGTTAATCATGAATACTTAGGAAAATTGTAAATTATGACTGAAAGTTTGTCTAAATGGTTAAATGAAAATAAAATGATAGTGTCGGAGTCAGAATTGAATGGCTCCGATATTATTACCATAGAAGAGGTTGGAACGTTTCTTTATCTTCAACCGTTTGATGGTAAGATAATTGATGAAGATTTTGCCTTTATTCTATCTGATGACGAATTTGATATATTAGATGAAAAGAAGGTTAATTTCATCTTATTTGAATTTGGAAGCAAATTCTATTACTCAAATATTAAGAAGGATAAAAACCGATATAATGAATTAGTGTTCAAACCAGAGTTCAATGACTTTAAATATCTTGGTAAAACGAGTGAGCCGAAAGTTATGGACTTCGTTCATTTAGGAGTACATTCTGAATATGAAATGATGAACGGTTCAGGCTCCTGTGAAATTTGGGTTAAGAAAGCGAGTTTCATGGAATGTAAGGCTGTTGGAATTTGCGATAAGAATACCATGGCTGGAGTTCTTTCTTTTCAGACTGCTTGTGAAAAAAAGAAAATTAAATCAATAATTGGTGAAACTGTAACAGTAGCAATCAATTATTCCGAAGACAAGCAAAATCAAGAAACTTTTGAATTAAAGTTATTCATCTTGAATTATGAAGGATGGAGAAACTTATTGTTGATAAACAAAGCTATAAATGTAGATTATAATGGTTTCATACCAGATGAGTTACTTTATACGCTTGGTAAAGGACTTTGCTGCGTAGTGCCTAAAGAGAGTGAATTGAACTATATCAAAGATGATAAAAAATCCGCTGTAAAACTCATTGCAAAATATAAGAAAACATTTGACCAAGTGTTCTATCAGATAGACACCGTTGAATATGTTTCACAACAACTATTCCGAAAACATCTTGAAAACATTGATACCTATCTTTGTAATTATCGAAGGATGTTGAAACCTATCTTGATAAATGATTCATATTATCTTGATAAGGAAGAGAGTGAATTGAAAACAATTCTCAACAAAGTGAATAATAAAGCAACTCCTGAATCAAATGACCAATATTTCAAGAGTGTATCTGATACCATAAATGCTTATGAGGAATGGATTGAAAACGTAGAGCCTTTGTTTGAAGCAATTGTAACTGGTATAGAGAATGCTTCAAAGCTATCTGATTCCATAGACTTCCGTATAAATACAGGAGAACGTAAATTGCCTTATTTTGAGGTTAAAGATGTTGAAGGAAAATTCTTTGAGGAACTGGAAAAGGGAATCAATGAACGTCTTGGTCATCTAAAACCTAAAGATTTGGAAAAATACATGAAGCAGATTGAAACAGAATGCAATGTAATAGTTCCTAATGGTTTGTGTGATTATTTTATGATACTTTGGGATATTATACGTTGGTGTCATGAAAACGATATTAATGTTGGAACAGGACGTGGTTCAGTTTGCGGTAGTCTTGTTGCTTATTGTTTACATATTACGGACGTTGACCCATTGAAATACGGATTAATGTTTGAGCGTTTTTTGAATGAAACACGTGTATCGGGAGAGCGTGCAAAGTCTGCTGACTCTATGCCTGATATTGATGTTGACTTTCCAACTGAGTTCCGAGATTCAGTGAAAAATTATATCAAAGAAAAATATGGATATGATTACACTTGTAGTATCGGAACATATACAAGAATGAAACTAAAGACCTGCATAAAAGACTTTGGAAAGGTTAAAGGACTTTCATTTGATTTAACAAATAAACTGACTAAAGATATTGATGACCAAATTGAATACACTTGGGGAGATTTAATTGAATACGCTTCAAAATCAAAACTACTTTTCAATTTCGTTCAGGAAAATCCAGAACTTGTTCATTTAACAAAATACGCTTTATTGCAACCGAAGGCTGAGAGTGTACACCCGTCAGCAGTTGTTATAGTTCCGAAGTTTAGAGTTGATGGAAGTCATGCTGATATAGATTTATGGGAATGGATGCCTATAAAGAAAATTGACGGAGTTCTTGTTTCTGAATGGGAAGGTAAATACATTGATAAATCAGGCTTCTTAAAAGAGGATATTCTTGGTTTATCTCAGCTTGATAAGTTCAAGAGTATATTGACTTTGATAAAAAAGAATACTGGTAAGAACATAGATGTTAACAAAATACCTTTGGATGATGAAGCAACATTTAGATATTTCAAGAGAGGATGGAATGAAGATGTGTTTCAGTTCGGCACTACTGGTTTGATGAATTATTGCCGACAAGTTAAACCAGATACTCTTGAAAACCTCATAGCCATGACAGCTCTATTCAGACCTGGCCCAATGGAAATGAATGCTCATGGTGACTTCTCTGATATTAAGAATGGAAAGAAGAAACCAGTGTATGATTTTGGAATGGAAAAAATTACTGGAGAGACATTTGGGCTTTATGTTTATCAGGAACAGATTATGAAAGCTGTAGTAGTAGGAGGATTAACAGAAGTTGAATCAGACGTTCTTCGTACTACTATCAAAAAGAAAGATATTAAGACTTTGAGTTCATATGGTGAGAAATTCAAAGATGGTTACACAAAACTACTTGAAAAAAATGGAATTGAAAAACCTAAAGAATATGCTGAACATGTTTGGGATAAACTTCTTGCCTTTTCAGGTTATGGTTTTAACAAGTCTCACGCTGCTGCTTATTCAATAATGTCATATTGGAGTCAATGGTTCAAAGTAAATTATCCATTAGAGTTTTGGACAACGGCTCTTCAATTCTCCAAAGAAGGGGAAGTACCATACAGACTTGCCGAGTTGAAGAAAACAGGAGTTGAAGTTGAGATACGTCCACCTGATGTTAATTTCTCCGATATAAATTTCACGTGTGACCCGAAAGAACAACGTATCTTCTTCAGTTTGACGAAAATTAAAGGAGTGGGAGAAGTAGCGGTTCAAAATATAATGAATACAAGGCACGAGGGCGGTCAATTTTATTCATTAGAAGAGTTCCTGAGCCGAGTACCTTCAAAGGTTAATAAAACAGTTGTAAAGTGCCTTATTATTGCTGGAGCGTTTGATTTAATAGAAGGTGTAAACAATCCGAGAGACAGAAGGAAACTTTTGTCTAAATATTTGGATATAAAAGGAGATGTTATGCCAGAAGAGTATAATGTTGAGGATGCAAAATCAAATGCTTTCTGGATATTAGAACAAAAACGTTTAACTGGTTTCGGTGAAGTTGATTATGAAAACATGATAAAAGACGCTATTCCAAACAAGCGTTTAGCTAACATGTATGTAGATGATACTGAATTTTTAGCTACAAAAGAAAAGAAAGAAGTTGCTGTTGCAGGCAAATTAATCTATTACAAAGAAAAGGAAATCAAGAATGGAACTATGTGTACTTTAAATATAGATTGTAACAATACCATTATTCCGATACTTCTTTGGCCAGATGCTTATGAAAGAATTGGAGAAGATATTGCTAATTTGAAAGGTTGTATCGTAGCTTTAAGTGGTGTTGTTGAAAAGGATAAGTGGAAAAACGAAAAGAAACTGATGAGTAATAACAAGACAAAGTTATATGTAATATCAGAACATAAAACAAAATCAACAAAATTTGAAGATTGGAAAAATGGTAAATCGTAAATAAAATTGGTAAATTATGTTAGCAAAAATTTTTAATGGAGATTATTTGAAACGGCTTGATAATATTAAGCAGTGGCAAGAAATGGACGTTTTCAAAGAAGAAAGCGTGAGTCAGCATTCCTATAAAGTGTCAATATTTGGTAGGATATTACTGGAAGATATATTTGGGTTTGATAAAGAAGATGCACAAGTGTTAAGTTTTAAACTTGACTGCATGGATTCATTTTCTTTTCATGATTGGGATGAAGCATTGATACTTCGAGATATGTCTCATGAAACCAAATATAATAAATACAATGGAGCTGAAATAAGAAACGCTTTAGATAATTTAGCAAAGCATAAAGCAATTGAAGAGTTCGGTGAAGATGACGGAGAAAATTGCGGCAATTGGAGCGGTTCGGCTTGGATGGTAGTAGGAAACATCACACGCTCAAAAGATGATGTTAAAATGTTTTGTAAATTATGTGATTGGTTAGCTCTTATATTCTATATGAAAAGAGAGCGTGATTTGGGTAACATGAGTTTAAATGAGCAATGGGAGCGTGGAAAAGAAGGTTTAACTGCTTCGATTGAAAGCGTTAAAGAAAT